ACCTTAAAATAGTTCCACCACCAAACTTTTCCCCTAAATAGTGCCATATTTCAAAATTCACAAGACCATTCAACACAACAAGTATTTGTTTTTATATCTGCATACAAAATAAAACCACTATCAGTAATGGTTATTCCTAGTTTGTTTATATCTCCGTAACATGTACAAGTCCCATCACATGGGTCTTTAATGCAGAAATAAACTTTACAAGGTTGCTTCCCTACAGTAATAGCAATTTCATGTATACCGAAACCCAAATAAATGTCACCACTACTAGTTCTTCTACAACATTTACTAAAGATTCCCATGTCTATATATATACTTTGCCTATCCAATAATTATGAATGTCGTATAAAAGTTGTATGTTTTTATCTTCATGACAATTTACAGGCAAAACTGTATCAACACCACAGTAAGGACACAACGCAGTTTCTTCCATATCCGTGTAATCTTTAACTTCTTTTGTGTCATAAATCTTATAGCAATTATAACAAGCACATTCTGTTACTTGTTCCAAAGTTTTACGATTTCGTAAAGCTAATTTGGGGGCCATTTTTATGTCCACTTAGTATTCCCCATCTTCAGTTTCAGTATGATCTGGACCTTCAGTATCCATTTCTCTTTCATAATCCTGTATTTCAAGATCATACTTCACTATATCATCGTCTGAAGGAGTAGGCAGAGAATTAGCCTGGTCTGCTGGCGGTGCCATATCAGGTGGCGGTGGCATTGGAGGGCCTGGAGGTGGTGCTCCTGGAGGGCCTGGAGGTCCGCCTGGAGGTCCGCCTGGAGGTCCGCCTGGAGGTCCGCCTGGAGGTCCGCCACCTTCTGGCCCTAACATTGGGCTTGGTCCGCCTGGTTGTGAACCTATTTCTTGTTCGCCTTGTTGTGGCATACCAACACCCAACAATCGTGGATTTTGGGCCAAAACCTGAAGTTTTACATCTTCTAGTTTTTGCACCTTCATTCTGGCCATCATCTCTTTAGCTTCATCTTCTGTATGTTTCAAAACCTTCGTTAAAACATCAAAAAGGCTATAAATTTGTGCTCCCATCAAACTGCTGGCATTGTTAATTCTATTAGTAACAATTTCTGCTCTGCTTAATTCTCTCCAATCTGATGGAGGTGTCATCTTGAGAGCTAAATCTTTGTAGCTTTCGACAGGAAAACCACGCAGCTTCAAATGTTTGTCTGCTATTTGGTATAAAGCTTCTTCAAAATGTGATTGAAGTCTCTCAATCATTCTGGCAAACTTAACATCTTGTGCAGAAAGCGTTATACGAGTAGCATTTGGGTCTTCCAGTGAGAAATAATTCTTTGGGAAATTCAGAGCCGTAAACAATTTGTTTCTAAAATAAACGGCATCGTCAATTTCTCCAAGGTTTTGGGCACCTGGAAGTGTTTCGATTCTAGTATTTGAATTTGGTCGAATTGGCAACCAATAGTCTTCATCCTGTGCAGGTGCGTGCCACCTTTCTTCTACTGCTGATGCACCGCCCTGAGCAAACTGCCCTCTTGGCACTTTTTTCTTTCTAAATTGATCTTTAATACGATCCATAAAAGCTTCAGCTTTATATGGCGGCAACTGTCCAACGTCAACGTAGAACACTCTTCGTTCAGGTGCCCTGGTGTTAGCTACTGCCACTCCATTGTCCAAGAAGTTATGTTCTTCATGGTTCACTGTAAGGTCAAATACCTCTTCCTCCCCTGCTGGTTCTATAGAAATAATATCATCGTAAAATGGAACTTCAGTTTTAGAAATATAGACTGTCCAGTATTTACCTGCTGGAACTAATTTGTCTTTTATTAATCTTTGTGGACTATCAATTTCCTTTATCTCACTAGCATGATAACCCAAAGATTCCCAAAGTTGTTTAACATCTTCTATTAATAATTCATTGGCCAAACCAATGGTTGTACGCCATAAATCGTATGCCATCTCTCGCTTGTTGCCTTCAGCATCTGCTAATCCTTTTATAAACGCTTCTCTAATTTCCTTCCTCTCAGTAAATGCCCATCCAGGAATTCTTTTTGCATAAGCATTTCCATCAAGTCCTAAATTTTTGATAATGTCACATGCAGTAATATTATTTACTACAAATATACCAATGCCTTCTTTACACCTCTTATCTTGTTGAAAGTGACCATATCCAAAATACTTCGTAAGTATTTTAATGTATTTCTCATTTATTTCAGGATATTCTCCAGTAGCGAAGATAACTTTACCAGATTTATTATGATAACTTATGCAACCATCCCCAAGTAAAAATCCACATAATTCTGCAAAATCATTATCAACATATTCAGGCAAATTAATACGCTCTGGAATACGCTCCTTATAATTGTGTTTAATTAATTGCTTTTTATTTAATTTAAAATTAACGCATAGGTTTTCTCCTAAGTTTAATGGAAGACTGCGATTGTCATCACCAATTAAAAATCCCCAACACTTATTTAAATTAGATTTATTTACATCTACCCCACTAGAAACTAAAGCTTTATTAATCAAAATCTTTTTATTGACATATTTCTTGTTTTTATATTTGTTTTTTTGTTTATTTGTAAGCCTGGCATGAACAAGACCATAAAACCTTTCAATTTTCTTTGGAATTTCTATAGTTTCTGTGGGTCTTAAAAACTGATGTTTTCCAGCAACTAAATCCTTTATCTTGATATAACTTATTTCTTCTGTTTCCTTGTTTTTAACCAATATCGGATGAATGTCAGTTCCAGTAACAGATGTATGTTTGGAAGAAACTTTAAATACTGGTTTCACTCCTACACTTCCATGCCATACAACTTGTGTTTTTTCTAGTTTTTTGCGCTCTCTAGAATAAGCCCACACAACGTCTCCATCACGGATATCCTTCATGTATTTCCATCCATTATCCGTAGTTATTTTGTCGTAACTCCTTATGCACAAACGATATATGACCATCGCGTCTTCCATAATTCTTAACTGATGGGCAGGACCACGGGCAGGCTCAATTAAACTCACGCCATATGGATAGAAAGTTCTTCGGTAATCGCCGATTTTTAAATGTATAATTTGTTCAGTAGCAAATCGGATAGCCGTTGATTGCTGTAATTCTGCTTCTGTAGCAGTTTGAATTGGGGCTTTAGTAATAGCAGTATAATCTGGTGTTTCTTTTGATTGTTGGTACTCTATTACTTTGCCTTTAATTGTTTCAATGCGGAACATTGTTTCGGGCGGTAGGTCATTTATTTTCACAACGCCATTCTTCGGGTTATCAGGGTCAATAACTATTTCCCAAAACTCATCACCTTTGATGAATAGTCTCTTTACTTTGTCCCAAATGTTACGTTGATCGAAGTTTAGTAAGCCACGGTCAAAGAATAATTCTTCACACTCATCAATAATATCTCTGTTGGTGCAAGCTATTTTAAAACACTTGCCTTCTTCGTCTTTCTGACAGTTGTGCATAACAATAGAAGACGCACAGAAGTTTTGATGTTGTTCTACAGAAAGATCATATACGGCCATTTCTTTATGTGGAATGACACCAACAATTCTTCGGTAGTTTTGTCTTTTGGAAAGTATTTTCATTTCTCGGAAGGAGAAACCACCTCGTTTCAGGTAGCCTTGTATTTGTGTCCAGTCTCTCTTCATTAGCTTAATGATTTGCTTGGACCTCATACCTTCCATTGTTAGCCGCGAAATCTTATTTACAACTTCATATTGGGGTAGAGGCTTTCCCAATCTCCATTCATCAATGAACTGACGTTCGTGTACCCATCCTTTGTTGAAGCTGAGAATTCGAGGAAATTGACCAACTCGATTACAAGCGGTTTGTGAACATGCTTTAACTTTGTAAAACGGCATGAGTTTGTCACCAAACTTCAAGTCTCCAGCAAACGCCCATGTTCCGTCTCGACGTAAAATACGATGATCGGGAGTTATGATTTCGTCAGTACCGTCATCCATAACTAACATTATGGTTTTGTCAGTTTTCACATAACGTGGAGCATAAGCCCATCCGATGGTATAATCTTCATTTTCGAAATCATAAGAGTAGACAGGAAATGGTTCTGTGGTTTTATTATTCGCAAGCCATTCGATAGTTTTTTGACCATCATAGACAGTTTGTATACGTGTAGAGCCAGCGACACAAGCTTCATCAGCAAACACAGTCATAGCCATTTCAATTTCAGGCACGCTTAAAACTAACCTATCATATTCCTTATACCGATTAGTACGGTTTGTTGTCATGGTGGTGTCGATTAGTTCATTCTGAACTCGAATATACGATCCACCAGAAGATAAAGCTTCAAGGTTTCTCAAATCCAAAACTGAATCTGGACTTGTAATGCCTGCACCTGTTAAATCCTTTGTGTCAGTTTTCTTACTTAAAGGATCGGGGGTAAAGGCATAGCTGAACAATTTAAAAAGGTCATACCACATAAAAATTCCTTCACTATAGCTTAGTTATTAATATATATTTATATTCTCCATGAATAAAGTAATACTTTTAATAACTCATCTGGGTTCGGAAAGCCGCAAGTTGTGCAATATTCTCGATAAGAGTAAGAGAATCCAATGGATACGGGATACTCTGGAATACGACCACCCAAGATTTATATTGTCACTCTCGGCAACAGAGCACAAGTATTCCAACAGCATAGGTCTTTTTATAAATGAGATACTTTTTAATTACCAAATATCTCATAAGAGTATTTATAATGTTTGCGATTTTATTTATTTAGCAAGAAGCCCAAAAGAAACATTTTCACAGATTAATAGTGATTTGAGTTTCTTTTCAAATTATTACATTTTCAGACTGCGGAGGATGTACGAGATGGCAAGAGAAACAAAGAATGCTATGTTTTTGAGATGGGAAGACGTAGAAAATGGCAAAGCACTAAAGATTTTAGAAGAAAAACTACATTTGCCAGAAAAACTAGAATTCGATAATGAATCCCATATAAAAAAACAGCTTTCCGTAAAACTTTTACGAGAAGCTGAGAATGCTTTTGAGTTATACACTTATCGCATTAACAAATTAGCACTTAACAGGCATTAAGGAGTTATCTAATCTTATTCTAGCTTTAGTGCCATTTCGTGATGAAAAATTCAAACTATTTGCAGTCCAAGTTATACCTTCAAAAAAGCCTATATCTTTCAGACGCACATCAGAAAATCGCTTTGTGTAAGCTATGGTGACGTGTGGTTTATACAAAAAAATGGACTTCTTATTATAAATATTTGCTTCAAGAAACTTGTTAAGATAGAAAAGTACTGGACTAAACGCCTCAATCTTAACCACGTTGAAATACTCATTAGAAAATAAAGATACTTTTCCCAATTCTATTTCAAACGGCGGCTGATATTGTAAAAGTTTAAATAGTTTTTGTGGTTCTTGTGAATATATTCCATATATTACAGTTATGTGAATGCTATCTTCACGCCCGTGCGTTCCATCATTTGGTTGATATAAATCATCATCTTTAATATTATCTTTTCCCCACAATAGTATTTTGGTGGCTAAAATTTTTGGTAATTCTACTAACACTGATGAATAATCATATAAAATATCTTTAGCCAAGATATGTTTGTATGTTGTCTGTTGGCCCATTTATCTTTCCTTTTTTATTAGCGATTTCTGCTATTTTATTTTCTTCTCCTTCAATCATCTTGTCAATAAGATCAATTTTTTCCTTGATAAGATGATCTTCCAGTTTAAATGAAGTTGTAACAGGTTGTTTTGCAAATGGAACCACTGGCTGCTTGGTAAAAGAAGCAATTGGCTCCTTAATTTCATGTCGTTTTTGTTTTCTTTCCACATGATCTAATTTCTGAATTGCTTGGTAAACGTAAAATTTTACTTCTCGTAGATTGAAGTCATGTGGCAAACTCATATAAATTCTACTTAATGTCCCTCTTATTTGTTGTTTTGTCATTTTTCCTATTTTAATATTTAGTTTGGTATTTATCAAATTTTAAAATTTGTAGATTTTAAAATTTTTACATTTGCGCTCTTAAACAATATTTGAGCAATTTCTTCACACACATCTATGTCCATTACTTGGTGACTGTATTCTCGATCACACCAAATACGTGCTGCAATTTGCCTGCAAGTATCAATGGATATTTTTTTATTATCCAGCCAATGATTTTTCATAGTATTTTAACCCTTTCTTTAATTCATAAACGGCCAAAGAATAATAGCCCAGCCGAACTCCTCAAGGAGCCGCGAAATTTTTCTTTTAAACTCGAAAGCCACACCTGGAAGAATCTCATCTTCCGCAACGAATAACGGGTTTGTCTTTTTATCTTTGTCTTCAAAAAAATCTTTTGGTGCTCCTTCAAGAATTTCTCGCTTAATCTGTTCATAATTTACGGACATAAGTGGTGCCGTCAATTCTTTAGGAACAGCTGCTCCCATTGGAATATCTCGTAAAACCGAATCTCTAACAAAAATCGCAACGCACGTAGCCATTATAGCATCATCATGCTCACCTTTTGATGCAGCAACCTTTCTGGTTTGAGCATTATAAATGAACGTAAATAACTCTTTAACTAAACGGCGGCTATTAATTTTTATAGTACCACTCATGCAACGATGTTGTAGAGCTTCTAGAACAACACCACGATTCGATGGAGTAATCTTTAATCCAGGTTTTGGACTCTTGTTAGTTGAACTCTCAAACCAAATGTTTTCATAGAATAATTGGTATTGCAAGTTGCTTAACAATGCACCACCTGGACCCATATTTTCAACAACTGCCAAGGCATGATTATAATAAATGCCAATTTCATTAACAATTTGTGCTAACTGATGTGGCTGAATAGTATTACTATAAAACTCAGCAACTTGTTCCAAAGTACCATTATCAAATATTTCTATGCAGCTATTATCCCCCTCTTCCCCCATGCCATCAGCGGCATCTATACCCATGATGTACTCATGGCCATCAAACGGTTCTTTCCATATCCACATTGCACCTTCAGTTTCCCATGTCAGATCAAATTCTTCTTCAAAGTCATCTTCTTCTTTATCTCTTTTGCCACTTACCCATTTTTTAAAAAGTTTACGAATAGGAGAATTATTATCAGT